CTGGTGCGGTGAATTTCACGCTATGACTACCATTGTTGTGCAGCCTCCGCCGGTTCCAGCAGCAATTCCGGCTCCTACTCCTTATGTAGCTACCAATTTGGAGCAGCTTGAGGAGGGTGTTGCGCCAAAAATCAGGTTCCAGAAGGTTCGCAAGCCTGAGAACATGAAGGACATCCAAGAATCACCCCTATTCCAGTCCTGATATGGCCGACTACCAGGGAAAGAAGGTCACTCTCAACAAGCCTTTCTACACTCCGGGCGAGGCGAAGAAGCGGGCGGTTTATGTTCGCAACCCCAAGGGGACTGTGATCAAGGTTCGCTTCGGGGATCCGAAGATGGAGATCAAGAAGGACGATCCGGAGCGGAGGAAGAACTTCCGCGCACGGCATAACTGCGATACGGCGAAGGATCCAACCAAACCAAGAACGTGGTCCTGCAAAATGTGGTAATTTATGAAGAAGAAATCGAAGTTCAGCAAACTGGCAACGCAACTCAAGAAGGAGGGCGCGGATGATCCGCGGGCTCTCGCGGCATACATCGGGCGCAAGAAGCTCGGGGCCGCGGAGTTCATGCGTCGTCAGGCGGCGGGTCGTAAGAAAGCGGCCAAATGATCAGCACCTTCGCCAAGCTCCGAGCCGCGTGGACGTTCACACGGCACCAGCGATGGGTGGATCCGCTCCCTTGGACCAAGGAGGATGCCACCGCGCTCAATAGCTTTTTCAAGAGCGATACCGGGAAGAAGTTCAAGGACGCTCTCCTGAACACGGTTCTGATGCAGAACGCTTCTGCTATAACAGACCGAAACCATTTGCAATACTCCTCAGGATTTGCAATGGGTCAGGCCAGTCTTGTGAAGGTCATCGAGATGATGGCCGACCGAGAATCAATTACGGGGCAGGAAGATGATCCGGATTCTGCCACGAACACATAGGATCAAAGTTGCGGTTGCTGCGTCTGTGCGGGCCAGCAAACGAGTATAAGCACAATATGTCAGATGAAAACATGAGCGCCGACGCGATGCTCGCATTGGCCAGAGATCACGATGCCGGTGTCGATATCGACAGCCAACCAAGGGAGCAGGCTCAAAATAATAACGAGTCTGATTCGGTTGAGCAGGAAACCTCAAATGAGGTGACCGCCAGCAAAGAGAGCGATGGTGGCGAGCAGGAGGTCAGCGCGAAATCAGAGTCGGAATCCAAGGCCAAGCAGAAGGAGGAGAAGCCGAAGGATCAGAAGAGCAAGTTCGCCCAGGAGCAACAGCGTAAGGCTAAGTCTTGGGAACAGATCAACGCCGAGAAGGAGGCTATCAAGGCCGAGCGCGAGGCGGTGAAGCGTGAGCGGGAGGAGTGGGCTAAGCAGCGGGAGCAATCCAGTGCTGCCGAGTCTAACTCGTTTCGGGACGACAAGGGATACACTGCGGAGGACTACGAGGCTGCGGCCAAGGAGTTCGATGCGGATGGTGATACCCAGTTGGCCAAGGCAGCGCGAGCCAAGGCTGATGGAGTCCGTAAAGCGGCGGGTGCCAAGCAGCAGCAGGTTCAGCAGGAGCGTTTCAACAAGGCATGGGCTGAGAACTATGGCCGACTCTCTGAGAAGGAAGTCTGGCTCAAGGATCAGTCCAGTCCTGAGTACAAGCGCACGGTTGAATTGTTGCAGCGGGTTCCGTTCCTCACTGCGATGCCCGATGGACTTGTCCATGCGGTTGAACTGATGAAGCTCCAAGATACTGCGGGTCGATCTCAGTCGCTTGAGTCCGAGAATAAGGCTCTGAAAGAACAGCTCAGTAAGCTCCAGCAGAAGACCGCTATTGGGAAAAGCGTTCCGGCAGGACAACTCAAAGCAGAGGAAAAAGATTTTTCCAAGCTATCCATGAAGGAGCAAAGGGATGCGCTCATGCGAGCCGCACGAGAGTTCGACCGGGAAGCAGCCTAGTAGCACAACCTCAACTAAAATATGCCTATCACTACTTCCGGTTCAACCGGCATTCAACTCCAGTTCCAGAACTACTTCAGCAAGGAGCTGCTCTCGATCGTCCAGCAGGAGACGATTCTTGATCAGTTCGCCATGAAGGCTCCGATCCCCAAGAACAACGGTAACAAGGCGATCTCGATGTTCCGTTTCGGAGCCCCGAGCATCGGCAGCGTTCAGAACCTGACTACGGCTGGTGAAGGTTCGCCTATCAGCACGGCCAACTACCGCGCTCTGTCTCTGAACCGTCTTGAGAAGACGCTCGCTCAGTACGGCCAGGTGATCGGTTTGACCGACATCCTCCGCGCCACCGACCTGTTCAACAGCTTGCAGCAGGCCACCAAGACCAGCGGTCTGGACATGGCCCTCTGGGTGGACTCGGTGATTCGTAACACCCTGATCGGTTCCAACCTTTCGGTCAGCGGTTCCTCGATTGGTACTGGTATCGAATCCTCGATTTCCAACGAGGACGCGGTAAACGTCAATGCGAACGCGAACCCCACGGGTATCAAGGTGTACGGTAACCCCGCCACGCTGACCGCACAGAGCTTCTCTGATCTGAACAGCGCGACTACTGCCGCGAATGCCACGATGACGGCTTCGGCTGTCCTCGATTCTATGACCCGTCTGAAGCGCAACCGCGCTCCGATGATCAACGGTGGCTACGTCCTGGCGACCGACCCCCGCGTTTCCCGCGACCTGATGCGCGATAGCGACTGGTTGAACGCCTCCAACTACGGCAACAAGGGTACCCCGTTCTACAAGGGCGAGGTGGGTTCCATCTACGGTTGCCGCGTGGTCAACCAGACCAACTCGTTTGTCAGCACCGGCTCCGCTACCGATGCCCATGAGTTCGTTTATCAAGCTACGCCTGCTGGCGGCGGCTTGACGGCTGGCAAGGACATCATTGCCTCGTTCTTCCTCGGTAACGAGGCGTTCGGTATCCCCGCCCTGACCGGTGATGATCCGTTGTCTCCCAAGATCGTGATCACCGATACCCCCGACAAGAGCGATCCGTTGAACCAGTTGGTCACCGTTGGTGTGAAGCTGTACTTCGCCGCTCTGCGCTTGGCCGCTGGTAACACTTCGGCTACGAACACCAACAACCCGGTGTGGTACTTGGTGCATCGTACTAAGACCTCGACCACGCTGTAATATGCGACCCAAGACGGCCACCATCATGGTGATTGCCGTCAGCCCAAAGGGGCGTCATCGAGCAATCGGTGATGCCCCTTCTCATTCCGCTTGCGGATGTGAAGAGGCTGATAACAATGCGCCCATGATTTCTATTCCGGTCGAGGCTCTTTCCACCGACATGGAGGATGGCCAACAGGCTTCCCCAGAAATTGGTGATGAAGTTGTCCTAGAGGAAGTTCGCGGTATTCTCAAGAAGCTCGAAAACGGCGAGGCTTACGTCGAGATCCGCAGTGTGAACGGTATGCCCGCCGAGTACGAGTCCAAGGGCGACAAGGAAATGGAAGGCCCCATGGACGAGGAAGGTATGCGTAACATGGTCGCCGAGTACGACAGCGAGATGGAATCCTGATATGCCGATCTACACCTTCGAGAGCAATGGCAAGTCCATCGAGCATATCGCTCCGATGGGTACTGATTCCATTGTCCTTGATGGCAAGCGTTGGAGCAGACAGCCGGTGGCCCGCTTCGGGGTCACCGGTTTTGCCCGCGAGGCCGAACTCAAGGACCATGTGAAGAAGGGATTCAGCCGGATGGAAGACCGGCAGGGCTCCCGCTTTGAAAGCACTTTCAGCAAGAATCAAATTCGCAAGATCTGGGATATATGAGCGCAAATTCTAACCTGGCAATGGAGTATTCGATGGGCGTTGGCGGTGGCCGACTGGTGCAAGACACTTCTGCCTACACCGGCAACTTTGTTGCGCTCACGTTCTTGGCCCCCACCGTTATCTCCAGCATTTCTGGTGGGAACATTGTGGGTACATTCTCAACCGTGACCATTCCCGCTGGCATCACTATTCAGGCTCCTATCACCAGTTTCCAGCTTTCGAGCGGTGTGGTGTGGGCAACCAACGGAGTGATCCAATCTTGATACTGTGACTCTCGCTCTCGGAACACGATTGACCTCGACCGGTGGCGGAAACGTCATCCCGGTTGATCCGCCGATCATGCGCCGGGATCTTTTGCAGGAGGATGAGTTCTTCGTCCTTCTGGAGGATGGAGTGGGAAAGATCGTGTTGTCTTTTGGCACCTACGATCGAATGGCTACCGAGCAGGGAACAGATCTCATTTTAACCGAAGCATCCGATAAATTCATTCTAACAGTTAACTGATATGGCAGATACAAAGATTACAGCACTGACGGCGTTAACCGCCGCTGATCCGGCTAGCGATGTATTACCGATTGTTGATATTTCGGATACGACAATGGCGGCTTCTGGTACTACCAAGAAGATCAGCGTTAATAACATCCTGGGAGCCGGCGGCACCGCCACCCTCGCCTCCGCCACCATCAGCGGCGATCTGACGGTGAACAAGAATACGAACGGTCAGAACCGTTTGGTCTTGAGCAATCCAAACACTGGAACTGGTGCTTATGATTCCATTGATTTTATTGCTGGAACAGCAAGCAATCAGATCCTTTCGATGGGTTCTGGATACACTGGATCGTTTCCATATTTGACTGGTGCGCTGTTGCTTAGAAGCAATCAGGCTAATGGCATTGTAATCAACACCGGAGGTTCAGCGGCTGCGATTCAATTCGGAATCAATGACACCCTCGGGATGACGCTCAACTCCACCGGACTTGGGGTGGGGGCGAGTCCGACCCAACCGTTGACTGTTAGAAGTTCCGCTGCTGCTATCGGGATGTTTCACAGCACTAACGTAAACGGTCCTTACGTC